ATAGTCTTCTTACTGCATCTTCTTCTGAAGTAGCTCGTTGTTCTCTATCTAATGCGCTAGGACCTCCTAATAAATCTCCCCATGTACCAATGTCTTCTACATCTGCAACCATAGCAGTTCCAGTAGCTCCTCCCACAGTAACCGCAGCAAATTTTTGTGTCCCGGATAATTTATTTAATTCTTTTGCTCTTATTATTGCTTTAGTGGTATTAGGTGTAGCTCTTGCTACTTTATTTAATTTAGCAGCAGTAGACCATTTATTATAAATTTTATTTGCTGTATCTGCTACTTTAACAGCACCAGCAGCTCCCATTCTTCCATAACCATATAATTGAGTTAATGCAGAAGTTAATTTTCCAACAGCTGAGTCTTTAACTACATCTTCAGCTCCTTGTTGTATTTTTCCAAATACCGTATTACTAAAATATTTTTCTAATTGAGCTACTTTACCTTCATTTGTTGCAACACCTTTTGGTCCTAATGCATCCATGATTTCTGCAGTTAATGATACAACTCCATATGGAATTTTAATAGTTGCATCCACCACTCCTGCAACAAATCCACTAAATGGATCTATTTCACCTATAGGTGTAAGTTCTTGTTCCTTGACTCCTGCTACTCGCTCCCCGATTCTTCGTGCTACTTTTCCAGCAGCTAGGAAACTATCTCCTGATAATTCTACTCCTCTAGGTCCAAATAAAAAATCTGATATAGGAGTAGGTTCTCCTTTTGTTATTTTAGGAACTTGTATAACTGGTTTTTCTTTCTCAGGTTCCTTTTCCGGAGTTAGAGAAAACTCATCTATATAAAAGTCTTCTGCCACAATTCCTCCTTTATGGTTTTCTTAATAATTCGTAATCTTCAGCTTTTATTTCAAATATTTTTTTAAATTTATTTTTTCCTTCATATAACCATGTGCTTCCGTCACTAGGATTTACATAAGCAACACCAGGTTCAAATTCGTCTTCTTTAGGCATATTTGTTTTTGGATCTAAAAACGCTGGATTAGTTATTGTACCTTTTGATAAAGATGTAAAAGATACACGAGCGTAAGGAGCTTTTCCTATATTTTGTAATACATCATTAGCTGCTATAGCTTTAATTTGATCATTTTTAAGTTTTCCTTGATTCATAATATTAGTTGATTCTGGTCCATATACTTTTTGTAATCTTTCAATATTATCTTTGTATCTTCTAGCCGGATCTCTTAATTTATCTGGTGCATATTCTTTTCCACCTTTGGCATATGCTAAATTTTCAGCAAAAGCTTGTTGAAGACCTAATAAAGCTAATTGTTTTTTAGCTGCTTCTCTTTTATCTAATCCTTCATATAATCCTTTGGTAGGTTCTTTAGCTGCACCTGCTGCAGTAGTTAACAATCCTCTAATACCTCTTCCTCCTACCGGTCTAGCAGACATTAAATTTAATCCAAACTCTGTTAAAAATTTACCTGTTGGATCATAACCTGCTCCAGATCCAACTAATTTTTGTGCTATGTCAGCATAATATCTGGCACGAGTTCCTATATCAGGTATTCTAGTTTTTCCTGTAGTAGTTATTGTTTGCGTAGATGGTGTATATTGTATATCTCCTTGAATGGTTGGATAACCAGTTGGACCTATACCATAAGTTTCTCCCGTTTCTATATTAATATCTCCTAAAGATGGACCATCTGCATAATTTTTTCTAGGTGCAGCCATAGACACAATACCTTCTACAACTTCTCCACCTTTTCTAAACATTGGTCTTTTTAATATTCTAGACATAATTATGGTGTTGTTGGATTTTGAAAAATATTAATCGGATTAGTTGGAGTAGGATTAAATGCTTTATATATTCCAGCCAACGTAGCACCTGCTCCTAATGCAGTTTGTAATGGACTAGGTGAAGGAGTAACTGTTTGTTGAGTTTGTCCTGGGTATCCAGAAATTAATCCCATTACGCCTTGACCATAAGTTTGAGCCGCTTGTAAAGGTTGATATGCTTGTTGATAAGCTAATTGTTTTTGAGCTTCTAATAATGATTGAGCTTGTGCAGTTTGTTGAGATCCTAAAGAACTTAAACCAGCAATTTGTTGTCCTAATAATGCAGGAGTTGCTTGTGCTAAATTCATTTGTTGATTAAATTGTTGTTGAGCTAACTGTTGAGCTTGACCATAACCTTGTTGTAATAATTGAGCTTGTAATGCCGCTCGATTCCTGTCGCTCGCTGCTTGATACTCGCCTCTAGCAACTCCTTCTCGTCCACCACCAAATGCTCCTTGAGCAATAGCTGCTTGTGGAATTCCCATTGCACCTTTTTGTGCTTGAATATCAAATTCTCTTAATGTAGTTCCAATAACATCTTGTTGATAAGGAGACATATAAGCTTGATAAGCAGTAGGTCCTGTTGCAGCTTGAGCCGCTTGTAAGTAAGGTTGATAACCTCCTAGGCCACTTGCTAAACCATATGCTTGTTGTGTTAAAGCAGATTCTGGTGCTACATATTGTGGTCCATAAAGTTTAGATACATCTAAAGATTTAATACCACCAACGGCACCGGCTAAATCTTCTAAATAAGTTTTACTTGCTGCTTCTATATGCGGTGCAGGTAATATCTGTGATTGGGATACTTCAGCCATTAAGCTACTCCTCCGTTTTCAAGTTTCTTCATCATAGCATACATTCTTTGTGCGCCTACATTTGTGTCTCCACCACCTGCATTTTTAACTGCGTCTGCGGTAAATACAAATTCGTTATTAGATAACATTGCAGGAATATCATCTGCTCTTTCCTTTACACCAATTGGTGGAACAAATCCACCTTGGTCTCTATAATCTAATTCTGCTACTCCTTGTTGATTTTGTCTTGGATTTCCTACTGGCATTCCCATCATACTTGATATTTGTGGAGCTGCCATAATACCTTCATTTACAGATCCATAAGCATAACCAATTCTTCCACCATTAGCTGCCATAGCTATAGGATTATAGTTTTTATATGTGTTTGATGAATAATCCCAAGGACCTCGTAATCTCTCTCTTATTCTTCCAGTCCAATCTGCTACTTGTTTACTTTGATCAAATGGAGTTTTTTCTTCTTCTTTAGGTGGAGACACTAATGATCCTAATAATCCACCTCCTAGTACATATGGTAAAGCTTTAGATGCGCCACTTGCTACTTGGCCAAGAGCTGTTGAACCAAAATCTTGTTTTCCATAACTTCCAAACAATCCTTTAACACCTGAATCAAAGTCTCCCATAGGAGCTTGACCAAACAATGTTTTACCTAAAGTTTGACCTAAAAAAGATTCACCTAAACCAAATTGTCCACCTGATCCTAATAATCCAGCACCACCTGCTGCATTTCCAAATAAACTAAATCCTCCTGGTTGAAGTCCAAAACCACCACCACCTGCATAAATTGCAGCAGCAGTAAGAGCTAGTTTACCAATATCACTTGATACAATTCCTTTAACAGCTTTAGTTACACCTTTAACTGCTCCAGAAATTGCTTTACCAATTCCTCCTAAAAAATATCCTTGTCTATTTAAAGACATAATTCCACCATTCGCCATCTCTTGAGCGTCTTCTGCATAATCAGGATACATGTCTGGTGCTCCTGTGTATCCTTCTCCTGCATCTTCTCCTGGAGCTAATAAATTTTCTCTATCTTTCACTTCAGTCATAAACTCTTCATTACTAGCTTGTGGTCTAAGTCCTTTCATTAGACTCATAACTTCTTCATCAGCTTGTGGTTTTCCAGAAGATAGTTCTTTCATAGTTTCCATTGCAATTACTCTAGGTCCACCTGTTCTTATTACTTCTGGATTTATTTTACTTAATTTAACTAGGACTCTACCAACTGCTTGAGCAGCTGCTTCAATACCCATGCCAGTTGCTTCAACAACCATTTTTACAGCGTCACCAACCATAGTTTCAATGCTATTAGAAGATGTTTGTTGCATCTGTCTCATTGGCATTGGTTGTTGTAATTGTTGTATTCCTCTTCTAGGGAATGTTCCAACTGCGTATAATTGTCTATTCATTTGTGATCTTGCAATACCCATATTTTAGTTTAATTGTTAACAATGTGGCAGGCGCAATAGTCCTGAAATAGTTTACTTTACTTGGTTTTTTACTCGTCGTCAACTTTTTTAAGACGTATTAAATCATCCATTAAACGACCCGTATAATGATATTCTCCCACATGGGTTAAATAGTCTAACGTATAAATATAACATTTACCACCCATATCTGTCCATCGTTGGCAGAATCCAAAGTCTTCTCCAAAGTATCGTTTGGTTAATTTACAATGTAAAGTATCAAAAAAATTATAAAAATAAGGTTTTTCTACTTCTTTTCCATTAACCACAGTAGGCTGATTAATCTTTAAATCTGGATAATGTTTCATCATACGTTCAAATACCGATCGTTTAATTAACATACATCCAGTAGGAGCATGAGTAACTTCCATAACTCCATCTTTAACTGTAAATTCTTTTTGATTTTCTAATTTAATAGGAAAGGTATAGCCCATAGCGGATAAAGCTAAGTAGTCTTTAGCATGTTCTTTTTCATTTCGTTTATATAATTTTTCCCAATCAATAGTTTTCATAGGATAAGGTGCTGCTATGACATCTAAATCTTTTTCAATCATAGTAAAAATAGTCTTAGGATCAAAATCAATATCAGAATCAATAAATAATAAATGAGTATAATGATCGGGTTGTTCGAACATATTAGATACACAAAGATTTCTTCCTTGCGTAACTAAAGATGATTTTAATAAAGAGAAAGAAACCATAATACCTCTCTTCATACATTCTAATTGAAAAGTTAATAAAGCTTGTGTGTAATGAATAGAACATTCACTATGAACTGGAGTGGCCACAAAGATAACTGGCTTCCCGTCGCTCGCCACTTGCTTCTTGTTGGTTTCAATCCAGATTGGTTTACTTGCGTCTTGCATTGATAGCTCCTTGTAAGAATCGTGACCATTCACCACCTTTTTTCTGCCAAGAATAAAAACGGTTACAATAGTCTATTTGAAATTGAAGATGATATTTAGTTTGTTCGGATCCTAGATTCGTGGCTGCCATTTCAATAGCATAAGCAAAATTTTGTGCTAGGTTGATAAAAGATGTTTGATACGGAATATACGCTGGAAACTCTGCTCCTGTTTCAAACAATGCTCCATAGTCAGTTGTAATACAATATAGTCCTGCAGTCATACATTCGAGCAGCGAGATGCAAAAGGTTTCTTCCCAGATATTAGGATAAGCAAAAATATGATATTCGTGTAAATGTTCTAAGATATAATCATTAGGTTTATATCCAATATAATTTACATTTGGTAATTGTTTAGCTTGTTCATAGAGTCCTTGATAAGCAGCATCATTTACTTCTTTAAATGCATCGCCATACACTTGTGTAGAAGAATATACATCTAAAGTAATTAATGGATTCTTTACTAATTGCATAGCTGCAAGAATAACATTCAATCCTCTCCATGGAGTAGGTTGAAATATTAATTTAATAGGATCTCCTTTTTTATATTCTAGATTTCTTGGTTTTATAGGAATGACTCCATTTTTAATAACCACACATTTCTCTGTTGGAATATCAAAAGCCATTCTAAATTTTTCATAGTTCCAATGTGAATTAAATACATACCAATCATATTGATGATGATTAGATTTATCTTTAAAGAAAGGTTGTAAGTTAGGTTGATCGTAAGAATTCTTCTGCCATAAGATATTTACTTTATTAGGATCTAAAGGAACTTTCCCTGGAATAGAGGTACATATCTGTACTTGATCTAATAATTGTTTATCTACATGTCTTTCTAAAAAAGAATGTTGTAATTCGGTTCCGCCTGCTGGCTTCATTTCTGTCCCATTATTTTCTCTAATAATTCTAATCCTTCATTCGTTACTATCACGGTTGTATCTATTGCTAGATCTTGTTCTTCATGATGTTGTAAGAATTCTTCTTTAGTAGAATAAGTTTTATTAGTAGAAATACTTCTAAAAGTATGCGTCGTGTCGCATTTAATTTTTGGTATGTCTTTATCCATTCGTATCTTCTCGATTTATTTCTAGTATTGCTATGGCAGCACTTATACCAGAAACATCGGAAGATGCAAGTAATAGGATATCATTTTCTTCTAATACAATAGGACCTTTTGCAACATTACATATAGTAGGACCACTAATAACTGCATGAGCAATAGGATAAGTAGTAGCCGCTGTTGCATCAATAATATATGCATCAACATTTTTGGAACCACTAGTATTGGTAAGTTGAATATTTTGTATAATTGCATTTGCATTAGATGGACAAGTATATACTACTGTTGCAGTAGTAACGGTCGGATCATAGAATGCGTTTTTATAAAAATTTGCCATTATGTTAAATCAAGCCATTTAAGTTGTACTGCACATTTACCATTATTAGAACCAGAACGTACAGCTAAAGTTAATACATCAGAAACACCTGCAATTGTCTGTCCTAATTGATATGCCCAGTTAATAAAATCAGCACCACCAAAAACAGATGGAGCAGTTTTTCCTCCTAAATAACCACAAGCAGTTTGTGTTCCAATAGAAGTTAAATCAACTGTAGTTAAATCATATTCTACATTATCATTATAACTAGTATAACTAAATGGAGAAGATGGAGTTGCTCCCAGAAATAAACCAAATTCAAAATCGTTATTAGATATGTTTAATACATCTATACCTGATGGAACTATAACCGCATAAGGTCTACCAGATTTAATTCTAATGGTTGCTAAATTATAAAAAGTATTAGCAGTTGTTAAGTTAACACCTGTTGCAATATCAGCAGTTCTAATAAGTTGAGATACTCCATCTGGATAATAACCTCCTTCGGACATAACAGTGGAACAAATCTGTTGTAGTGTTGCTGCACCTGATAATGTTCCCGTTGCTTCTATTTCATATCTTATGGGTAAGTTTGCTGATTGCATATAAACGGTAGTTAAACTATTTGCATTTTTAAAAGTATGAGCAACAATGAATTTACCATCAATAACAAATCCAACTCTAACTGCTCCTACTCCTAACCATTCAAAATCCATAAATAAGATGTTGGCATTGGTTTCAACTAACGTATATCCAGAAGGTCCTGTGCCATCTAACTTATCACCGTTCCAAGATGATTGTGCAATTGGATCATCTACTGAAGCTCCTGATGTATAAGTACGTCTTACAATATATAAAGTAGATGCTGTCTTTTCAAAAAAGATTCCATTGTTAGCATCAAACATTCCCACTCTTTGTCTTAAGTTTGCATCATCTGCTGCCATTACAAAGGTATCTAAATTAAATAATGATTTACCTGGTTGATAAGACATAACTCTTTTGCTTTGTCTTATAACTTTATCACCACTAGCTGTAGTTACATTTAAATTAACAGTAGATTTATTTGCTGTATAAGTAACTGTTCCTGATCCCGTTAAAGATTCATCATACAAACCATTCTTGGACATTATGTTTTTACTGTCAAATAATGTAAGTGGATTTGAAACTCTTAATCTACCAAATGCATCATAAGCAGTAGAGCCATCTCCACCGCCAATTACTGTAGGTTCTACATTGACATTATTACAACTCATTAGCAACCGAACCTCATATTAAACCATGCAAATCGTTGCATCTCTTGTTTTATATCTTCTTGAAACGAAGTATTTAATTGTTGTTTAGTAGTATCTAAAGCTTGTAATACTTGACGTTGATTATCTGGATTATATTCTGGAGTTGGTTCTGGTACATAAGCTGTGATCTTTGCCATTATCTTCTTCCTCCTGCTTCAATATCTAAACGTAAAGTTCCATAGCGCCATGTTTGATCAATAGCATCATTCTCAATTTTAACACTTACTAATCTTCCTCTAACTCTCGTATCTACTTTCGTAGTAGAAGTACTAACGGTAAATGGCCCAGTAATCAAGGGTCCAGTAGAAGCACTTCGTTGTGTTTCTGATGGATAGTCACTTATAAATAAAGTTACTTTTGCATTACCGGATAAATTTTGAAAATCTGGTAAAAACCTTCTAACACGCATAATAAGTTGGCCATCTCCTGCCATTCCTTGTTCGGATATATCAAAATCTCCTGATCGTATGAAAGCAGGTATAGCTGTTTCATTTCCTAATGTATCTACTTCATTAGTTCCCGTTTCATGAGCATAATAAGTACTTGCTCCATTAGAATTAGTCACACCATTAATCGTAGGAAACGTGGGTGTTCCGGTTCTATTATATTTAGTCGCATAAGGTAAATCATAAGTTTGTGCATCATCATAAGTGGTTCTTGCCAACGATGAAGTCACCCAAGTTTGTTCTGCAAAATTAAAAGTAACGGATTTATTAATTTGTTGTGATGTTTGACTTGGATAAAACCAAGTTACTTCATTAAACAAACTATTATGACCTGCGTATATAATTTCTCCTGCATCATAATTAATACCTGGATTACCAGTTACACCATTTTTAAATACATAATCTTCTACTAAAGAAGGAATTTGTTTTACCGTACCATCAAACATAAAGAAACCTCCTCCATATCCCATCCAGAACACGGCTCCTTGTGCATATACCATTGCATGTTGGCCAATACATCCACAGTTTGTTCCTACTTGTCTAACGGAAAAAGTAAAAGGTGCACCTACATATTGAACCACATATGCTGCTTGATCAGTCAAAACAAAGACATAATCTTTTCCTTGAATAGCACCTATAATTTTATTTCCAGTATCTAATCTAATAAATCCAGCGGTGTTGGTTGCAGTAGGTGTATAGATGTTATAATCTTCTTGGTTAGAAAATCTAAAAAACATTGGATCAAACGTAGAAGAAGATCCAATCGTAGTTTCTGTTCCAAAATGAAATAAATGTCTATCTCTATCGGATACTAATGTTTGAGCTGTTTTGGTAGGAGCTCCTGACATAACCGTAGCTCTTACATTTAATCTATCTACTGCTGATGGGTCCCAAGTATATGTTTTACCTTTATGAATAGTTGCAATTAAAATTTGTCCAAAGTTATCTAGAGACCAGTTGCCAGGATCGAGTGACACGGTTGCTGCTGTATCGGTTTCATCTCCCCAACCAAAGTTAGAAGAATTCCATTCTCCTGTTCCAAAACCATAACCATAAGTTTCAAAAGGTGGTCCTACAGTTACATACGGAGTTACGGTTGCACTTCCTCCTGCGGACATACCACTTCCTGATTCGTTGGAAGGCATGGTAATAGTAAATGTATTTGAAGTTCTATCTATAACTTCAAATGGATTAGTTGTAAAATCTGCTGCCACATATCCTGTAACTCCTCCACCAGGTAATGTTACCGAAGTAAATATAATATAATCTCCAACTAATAATTCATGTCCTGTTTTATTTACAGTCACAGTAGAAGAACCTGTAGTAGAATCAAAAGTACATCCTGTTTTAGCTGTTCCTAAAGGAGTAATGTCATAGAAATCTCCTTCGTAATAAATAACAAGAAGTTTATTGGTTCCAATAGCAGCATATCTTTTTCCATCAATAGCTGTCCAAGTAAGCTGTGCTCTTGCTGGTCCCGCTAATGTAGTAGAAACTAATTGTTGCCAACCACCTATTTTTTCAGGTTGTCCATAGCGAAATCTTACAAAATCACCATCAATCCATTGCCCTTCGGCTCCTGATGCTGTTTCTTGTTTATTGAATCCTGGCTTAAATGCTACTTTTGTTAATGGCATACCTTGTATTATATACTGGTTTATAGTAAAGTAAACGCAGAAATATGAAGAATAAAGAGATAACTACTACTGTAATTGACAACTGGCTAGAACCACAATTAGCTGACTTTATGTCAACTTATTTATTAGAAGGAATATTATATAGTCCAGCGCATCAATCTATTGAAGGAGATAAAGATAGTATTACTTTTTTAGCAGGTGTTATTCCAATGAATCCATTAATTAATTTTATAATATATAAATTAAATTTTATTAAACCTGTAAAAGTATTAAGAGTTTATACTAATCTTCAGTACCAAAATATGGAAGGTACATTTCATTCAGATGATGGGGATATCACTTTTTTATATATGCCATCTAAAGGACTAAATTTAGATGAAGGGCATTTTGAAATAAAAGACGAAGAAAAAATAGAATATAAATTTAATAGATTGATTTATTTTGATGCTAAAAAGATGCATAGAGGAAACGCTCCTAAACAAAATATACCAAGAATAACATTAGCTTTTAAAACAACGTCACTAATATGAATAAATATATAGAATGCATTAATTATTTAATACAAAAAAAAGCAAATTGTATAAACCACTCAAAATCAAACTTATTTAATCATTTAATAGGAACATACAATATTTTAAGAAAATGGGATTGTCACGAAGATATTTGTTTTGCAGGATTACTTCATTCTATTTATGGAAATGATTTTTTTACAATTAAAACAGAAATAGATAGATCTGTAATTAAAAGTTTAATAGGAGAAAAAGCAGAAGAATTAGTCTATATTTTTAATAAAAATAGATATGAAAACAAAGAAGTTTCTATTATTTCTTTTGCCAATGAACTAGAACAAGATATGTTTCATGTATTTGATAATACATATGATAAAAAAAATACAGATGATTTTTATTTTTATTTTAGAGATATAGCTCCATGGAGATTTTTAGGTTCTGCAAAAGATAAATCTAACTGGAGAAAATTTACCTATAATTTAAATTTTAAGAATAAAATTGAAAGTACATTAAAAACTATATCACAAAATATTTTAAAAAATTTAAATATATATGATTTTTTAAAAGAAGAAACGGTATATGCCAGTGCAAATCCATTTGGAACAGTACATGAGGTACACACAGATTACGGAGATGAAATAGCAAAAGGCGTTACAGTTATGTTTTATTTAAATAATAATTGGAAAATAGATTACGGAGGAGAAACTGTTTTTTTTAATCAATCACAAAATGAAATCATTAAAAGTATAATTCCTAAACCATCTAGAGTAATAGTATTTGATGGAGGACATCCTCATTGTGCTAGAGATGTAAGAAGAGACGTCAATGACTTAAGAATGGTTTTAACTTTTAAATATAAAATAAATATATGATTATAATAGATCCTATTAAAGACGAAGAAAATTTTTCTTACAGCACTATGGTAACTTATCCAAAAACCACACAAATATCTCATGGTGTTTATGATAATGTAGTAGATATGATGAATATGACTACTATGATTAAAACAAATATTAAAAATAGAGGCGAAACAAATGTAAAAGGAGGAATGACTGACTGGACTTTTTTTAATGATAAACCAGAATTTCAAAGATTTTTAAACTATATAGTTAAAAAACATCAAAACATAAATCCTCTATTTATTAAAGAAAAATGGTACACAAATAAACCAATCATACATGCATGGGGAAATGAATTAGTAAAAGGTGAACATGTAAAAATGCATACACATACGTCCCATCACATAATTTTATATTTAACAGAAGGAAGTCCACTTCTTGTTCCAGAATTAAAAATAATTATCAAACCACAAATAGGTTCTTACTATATATTTGAACCATATATTTTGCATGGAGTTCCTGAAGTAACAGATGATTCCACTAGATATAATTTAGTTGCAAATATTATCGAAGATCCAGATTGGGAAACAAGTAAAAAAATTAATTCGGCAGCATCAACCAAGAAGTCATAATATATTTTTCTCCTTCTAATGGTGGATTTCCTCTATGTACATAAGGAAAAGCAGCTGGCCAAATAACACATCTTCCTTTTACGGGTTTTACTCGAATGGATTGATGAAGAAATTCTGTCTCTCCTCCTTTTTCTATATCATTTAAATAAATAGTAAACACTAACGCTCTTCGAGCATCATCTTGTCTGCCACTATGTTCTAAATGCCAAACATGATACCCTTGAGTAGGTAATGTTTTTTGTATTTTTAAAGTAGTGTATTTAAAATCACTTATTGCATATGCTGCTAAAACACCTGTAGCATTTTGATAATGTCTTAGTGCTATATCAAAATTAACTAATAAAGGTTTAAATTGCTCAAACCAAGTGTCTACATGTTCATTTAAAGAAATAGCTTTATCATTTTTAAAATTTAAATCAGCATTTTCAGACTGCAGTCTATCATATGCTTTGTTTTGATCATTTTGTTTTTCAAAATAATTAATAGCTTTGTCACATTCTATATCTGGAATATATCCATCATAAATTCCAATATGATGTGTTAATTCTACATGTCTTTTTTTATTTAATTCCATTTTCTATCTCCCATTGTTTTACTGTAAACTCATTATCATCTTTGAAATCTGAATATTTTCCATGTTTGTCAACGTAATGTAAAAATACTTGAGCACAACCATCTCCTTCAAATGGTTTTCTACCATGTTCTAAGTCACATCCTAAATATATTATGGCGTCTCCTTCTTCCATTGTAATCCAGTTATTTTCCATATGTATAGGCCATATTTCTGTTTGATGGACACACGCAGTTACACTTATTTCACAAGAAGGTCTATCTTTATGATTTTCTAAAATAGATCCAAATTGATAATATCTCCAAAAACCATATGTTTTAAATAATTGTAAACCAGTTTCTTCTTCAATTTTAGGAAGTTTTAATTCTAATATGGCATTCATTAATGCATCTTTGTACCAAGCAGGAGAAAATGGAGATATGGGATCTGTAGTCCAATCTTCGTCTAACTTATTAACACAATATTTTTTCAATAAAGTTAGTTCTTCTTTAAAAAAGAAATTTTTTATTAATTTATATTTAAATTCTTTTATATTAGCCATGCTACTATACTATATCTAATTCCTTTAGTTACAGGTTCTACTCTGTGCGGATACTTAAAATTACTTGGAAACATAATACAAGTTGCTGCTGTACATTTAACTCTTTTCATTTCCGTATTATCTTGATTATAAAAAACAAAATCTCCTCCTTCATAATCTCCATTTAGATTTAGAATAAAAGTGAGTGTACGTTGACCAGCATAAAAATGATCTGTATGAATATCATATTTTCCACCTATTTCATATTTTAATAAATCTATTTGTTGTAATCTACTTGTCATTAAATATGGAAATTTAAATTTATAGTGGGAGTAATGTTGTTTAATAATTCTATCTATATGTTTAAAAAAAATTTTGTCTGATATACTATTATCTTTCAAAATATGCCCAAATACGTTTCTATGTTTTATATCTCCTGTAACTGTAGGTAGTTTATTAATTGATTTTTTATCTATGTATTTTTTTATTAAGTCAATAAAATCTTTATTAACCAAATTATTTAATACAACTATTGCATCTTCTAATTTCATAACTTTATGATTATAAATTTATATTCTTTTTATAAAAATTGTCTAGAGAAAGAGGGAAGATATATTATTTTAAATCTATTATTTCTATATTTCCTGCAATTGTTTTAGCTTTTGAATTCGATTTAACCCAATGTTGCATATAACCAGGAAATACTAATAGGTCACCTTTATTACAATTTGGTTCATATTCTCTTTGAAAAACAGTGGTATCTTTAAATTCTAATAAATCTTTAACAGGAGAATTGAATACAGTAAATGATTTTTTTACATCATAATATAAAATAAAACAATAATCAGAAGGATGTACATGTGTTCCCTGAAAATCATTTTTATCATAAATATTCATCCAAATGCTTGTGACGTTAAATACAAAAGTTTTATAATTTAATAACTTAAATATATTTGAAAACACATCAGTTAACTGTATGTTAAAGTAATTTATATCCTTCGGTAAAAATAAATTAGGAGTATTTAAAGTTGTTTTTATTTTAGATTCAAAACTTCTTTTAAATTCTTTATTATTAATTTTAAATTTATTTAAATCTATATTTTTAATTGCTATATAATTAGGAAAAATATTTACAATCTTTATCATTATTCTTTGTTGTAGATAATCTATAGCAAAGAATATAAAATTGTCTAGAGAGAGGAATAAGAAGTAGGTCTTGGTCCTTTTTCTGATTCTACTCTAGGATCAGCATCCCAATCAGATTGTAACTGAGATAAATGAGCCGAATCCCATTTATTTATGAAATCATTAAAATCACCTAAATTAGCAGATGAAAAAGTGCTATGTGGGGTAGTATCTCTATACTCTACTTCATCTGTTGGTACTGTGGCTCCATATTGAATAGCCCAAATATTAGAAAATTTAGGTTGAGACCAAAATGCATCATCAGAAATTTTATAAGCCGTTCCTGCTGCATCTCCTTTTTGTTTAGTGATTTTTTTATCTTCAAAAACTACTGTCCAATTTGAATTTGTTGCCATGTTTATTCCTTATGTTTTAATAATATAAATTAATGTTAAATATGGTTGTAATACTGAATTTGCACTTCCTGTAAAGTTAGCAGACATATTGTGTGAGTGACCACCATTTCCTCCTGAATTTTGAGTAGCTCTAGTAACTGGATAACCTTGGGCACCTACGAAAGGAACACCTGGTTGATCAGTTGATCCATTACCAGCTGCTATGTTATGAGCATGTGAAGCTAGTTGTGATTCAGATAAGGTAGCATTAGCTGTTGATCCAGATATATTTCCAGTTGGAGTAACTGTGTTTGCTCCGCCTGAACTTGCAAAAGTTTTATTATTTGATTTGTGTACTGCAACTTTATCCGTTAAATCTGGAACATTAAAAGTAGTAGATCCATCACCTGCTCCATAAGTAGTTCCTATAACTGCAAATAAAGCAGCATAAGTGGTTCTTGAAACTGCTGATCCTTCACATTCTAAAAATCCTGTTGGTGCAGTTGATTGTGACCATGGAGTAATAGTTCCTGTAGGAATACCTTCAATACCTGTAAGGTTTGCTCCATCAAAATCATATCTAGTTGCTTCGTAATTAGCCATGTTCTATTTCTCCTTGTAAGTCCATCCAGTAGTTGCGTCACCAGAATACACTAACGTGAAACCTGCACCTTGTGTATTAATAACTAGATCTGCTGCTGCATTTGCTATATTAGATCCGTTTCTTCCTATAGTCAATGCGTTGGTGTTAAAATCATATCCTTGGTCGATTACAGAAACTTGATCTCCTGTCGCTGGAGAACCTGGAAGAGTTAAAGTAAATGCTCCACCATTGGTATTAGCTAAAATAGCTGCACCAGCTTGAACGGTTTCTGCACCAGTGATTGCTCTCCATACTTGTTGTTCTGAAATTTTTTCTACATTAGTTGCATCAGAATATAAAACATATTTATTTCCTTCTGCTAATTTAATTCCTGTTCCTGAAGAAGTTTTAAATGTAACTTGGTATCCAGCATGATCTACACCATCTATAATATTATAAGTTTTTTCAATTCCATCTGGAACGACAACGTTAACATCTGCTGCTAATGTTCCAGTTAATTTTAATGTTGCATTTTTTCCATTAGATAATGCACCATTAGTGAAAGTTAAAGTTGCTCCAGTAGTATTATTTAATGTAATTGATTCATAACCACCGATAGCTTGTTGAAGAATAACTAAGTTTGTATTGGTAATTGTACCCCATTCACCGGCTTTTTCACCAGTGGCCATTAACTCCAATTTTAAATCTGTTGAATAACTTGATGCCATAAATTTTTATTCCTTATTTAATTATATTAATCATTTATGCGGCCGTGTCAACTTCTGTCCATGGAACGACTGTGCCGGTATCTACTTCATTCCATATTAGGTTATATACTGTTCCTTGAGAAATTGTCAATGAATTTCCAGTTAATTCTACAAATCCATCCGCGTCATAATCAACGCTATTTAATGCCATAGTTAAAGCAAATCCAGATAGATCTACTTCTTTACTAGGTACTAATACTGCTGTTCCTAATGAAGCTGTAATAGCAAAACCAGTTAAATCTACATTAGCGTCTCCCAAAGGGGTCACTGAACTTAAAGCAGCTGTCATAGCTACTCCCACAGGGTTAGCGTCTGGATCTGCGTCTATGAATCCTTCTTGTGCTAATAATGAAAATGCATCTGTAGGATCATTAATATCAACAACAGCTGTTCCATTTATTTCTGCAATAGAGCCAAGGCTAGCGGTTAATTCTATTCCTGTTAAATCAACATTTACATTAGTAAACGCAAAGACTGCTGTTAGACTTGCTGTTAATGGTATTCCTACAGGATTTGCATCAGGGTTAGCGTCTAAATTTCCTTCAGCGATAGATAAAGAACTTCCTACTAGATTTACCTCTGCTGATGCATTTACTTCTACAATAGATCCAAGATTAGCAGTTAGTTCTATTCCTGTTACGTCTACATTTGCCCAAATACCTGTTCCATTCCAAATATATTCTCCCCATAGATATCTTCCCCATCCAGTTAAATTATAAGCAAGGGTTCCTGTTCCTAAACTAGCAGTTAATTGAATTCCAGTTATGTTTGCATCTGGGTCTGCATCTAAATTTCCTTCAGCAATAGATAAAGAATTACCAACAGGAAAAACATCCACAGTTATTATAGGAGAAATATTTCCACTAGAAGAACTTAAAGGAAAACTATTTGGTATTGGATTTACATCAATAGCAGTAGCAACTGAATTTAATGTTCCAGTTAAAGCTATGCCAGTTAAGGAAGCAGTAATATCATTCTGCTCGCCCCATGCACCAGTACTCCAACTAAGTTCGCCCCAAGAATTGGCCATAGGAAATTACTCCTATTAACCAGAGATTCTAATAATCGCTGAACTGTTTGTTGGTGCTGGAAACTGAATTGTAAATGTTCCGGAAGTAGCTGTTTTATCTCCACCAAAATCTAATGCTGCAACAGCTGCGTTAGTAGCAGTTGCTGAAGTATTATAAATCAAAGCACCTCTTGCTGTAAGAGTAACTCCTGTGAATGATAAATTGTTAAAGTCTACTTTTGCTGTACCAGTTGTGATTGAAGTACCAGCATTTACTA